GTCCTTCATGATGGACGCCTACAAGGAGTCCAAGAAGCTGCCGGAGATCAACACCTCACGGGCAGATGACGCCAGTTCGATGCTGCTCAAGAAAACCAACGCCACAGTGGTGGCGATCTTCAAGGTCAATCCGTTGTTCAACAGCCGGGTGTTGTATAGAGCCTACACCAAAGACGGCAGGGACAAAACCATCGAAGACATTGACGTGGGGCTGTTCAGTCAGAACTCTGCCAACAACTCGGACGTGGTGCGGCTGATGACCAACGAAATCCCGTGCAGCGATTACCGCTACGCACAGTCCGAGGTAGGGCTTTGGTACTTGGAAAAGGGCGTGGTGTACACCTGCCGGATCAGCGTACCGCCAGACAGCCACAGGTTTGTGGGTCAGATCACGGTGGGCTGGGCAGAGCAGCCACAGGACATCCAGCAGGTAAAATTCATGCTGGAGATCGCCAGTGCAATGCTAACCAAAAGGGGTAATTGACATGTTTCCACTCGCAGCACTACTCGACGTTGGCGGCAAGCTGATTGACAAACTTGTGCCTGATCCTGAAGCCAAAGCCAAAGCGCAAATGGAACTTGCCAAAATGGCACAGGACGGTGAACTGGCAAAAATGGCAAATGACACAAAGTTGTTTGAAACCGAGCAAAACAACTTAACCGACCGCCTCAAGGCCGACATGGGCAGCGACTCGTGGCTGTCCAAGAACATTCGTCCCATGACGCTGCTGCTGATCCTTGGCGGGTATTTCACCTTTGCCATGATGAGCGCCTTTGACTACGACACCAACAAAAGCTACGTTGAGTTGCTCGGCCAGTGGGGCATGTTGGTGATGTCGTTCTACTTCGGTGGCCGCACCCTTGAGAAGATCATGGACATGAAGTCCAGCAAGCAAGAAAAGGAACAGAAATGAACTTAACACCACACTTCACACTCGACGAATTGACAGCCTCCGAGTCAGCCGAGCGCAACGGCTGGGACAACACACCCACCGATGCCGAACTGGAGAACCTCAAGCGCCTTGCTGACATGCTGGAGCAGGTCAAAGTGGTGCTGGGCGGCAAACCGATCATGATCAACTCGGCCTTCCGGTCCAAGAAGGTCAACGATGCCGTGGGCAGCAAGGACACCAGCCAGCACCGCATTGGGTGCGCTGCTGACATCCGTGTACCCGGCATGACCCCTGACGAGGTGGTGCGCAAGATCATCGCCAGTGGCATCAGCTTTGACCAAGTGATTCGTGAGTTCGACCGCTGGACACACATCAGCATCCCCAACAGCGAAGACCGCGCACCTCGCAAGCAGGCGCTGATCATTGACAAGGCTGGAGCACGTCCGTTTGCTTAATTGAGTTCACAATGGGGCGAGCCTTGCGCAACCTGATTTCTTCCTCAACGATGAACAAGGCTTGCTCCATCTCTTTGACTGAGCAGTTGTCCAATTGAGTGTCGTGCAAGTCCATCACCAGCTTGACAGCGTTCATCTCTGGCCCCGTAAAGACAAACGACTTCTTTTCATAACCGCGCTTGCCCATTGCGTAGACGGCATCTTGCGCAGCCCTAATTTCCTCTGCCCAGTCACGGCCAAGATCGTCCCGCACCCGTATCAGCGCCTCGCTCATGTTGACTGCGGCAATGATGACGTCCACATGATCTCTAGTGCCTTGGCCTGTCAGTATGGAGTCAAGCGCCTCATGGTTTTTGAGTTTGAGCGCCACTCCGGCAGTGGGTAGGGTGCCCACTTTCCTCATGCCGGCAATGATCCAGGACAGGTTGTCGTAGCGCACCCCTTTGGGTTTGTACTTGCTTTTCTTCTTCATAACTCGTGCTTGTTCTTGGACGGTTTGATCTTTGGGTGTGCCCGACTGTGGATGCTGAACTGCTTATAGGCAATGATGTTTTCCTCTTTGGTCAGGTTCTCGTACACCTGCTTGCCCTTGGGCCTGAAGAACATGTCTTTGGCGAATATGCTGGGGCGTGGGTTCTGCCGCCAGTGGAACGGCGAGTCGGGGTGGCAATTACATTTCATTTTTTCTCCTCGATGCATCTTCGATGGCTTTCATTAAGTCTTCGTCATCATGCGATGGGTCGCCCCACCCCATGATTTTTCGCCAAAGATCGTTACGCTCCTTGTCCGTCAGGAAAACCCATTCCTTCTTGGTTACCGTTGCGTGGACCGCGGCTTTACGCATGGCGGCTTCGCGCTCGATGCGGTTGAACTCGTCGTCTTCGGTGTTCATGTCTTCTCCTTCAGCGTTGCCCATGCCACTTGGGCACATCGGGCGCATTGGTAGTGGTACTGGGTGCGATGTGGCGATGGGGTCAACAGCCATCTATGTTTACATTGGTTCATTTGTTTTTCCTTGCTGGACAGTTGCGTCCTTGGTCACAGTCGTTGTTGCATGGTGGGCATGATCTTGCTCGGATGACGGTGGCGCATTCTTTTGGGCCGCTGTTGTCGCCCATGTGCCAAGTCCAATGCAATTCATCACACACCTTTGCACACGCCTCTCGTTCTCCAAGAATCATGATGTGCGCACGCTCCATCCATTTGTCACGCTCGTCAGCACGGACAAGAACTTCAAAGGCTTTCAACTTTTCAAGGTAGATTGGCTCACCAGTTACAAAGTCGTAAGGCATCTTGGTCTCACGGGCCATGTCTATCGTGTCTCTCATGTGTTCTTCTCCTTGAGTTTGGCTTCGATAGCGCGGGCAAAGGCAAGAAATACATTGCCAGAAATGCTTTCACGCACTGCCCCTAATACTTTCACTATTTCATCATCCGTCAGCCCAACCCATTGCCGCTGTGCTGCGGGTGGGGTGGCAAGTTTTGTGTTTGGATCGCCTTCAAATATGGGCAGCACTTCGTAATGCACTTCCCAGTTTTTTGCCGAATGAATGTCGGTTGTTTCGTTTAGAAAATCCGCAGTTCGCCACCCAATCAGTTTTGGCTTTGCCACAGGCTCCTGCACAGGTGCTGGCTGTGCGGGTGGGGGCATTGATGTGTTCTTCTCCATCTGAGTAAACAGGGCATTGGTTGTTCGTGCCATCGTCCAAGCCATCTTGAAAGCATCGTTGACTTTGAAACCTACGTCCTTTTCATAGTCGGCAAAGGTGGGCCAAGCGTAGTCGGGGGCCACAGGCTCCTGTACAGGTGCTGACTGCTCTTTAGCCCACTTTACAAGAGGAGGTTCTTCAGGTGGCAACTTTTTCCAATCCTGCACACCCTTCAACGCTGCAACCTCACGCCGTGACTCAGCCAGCGCATCGCTCAGGATTTCCACCTGCCTGTTGGTGGCATCAAGTTCGGCTTGCAGGTCAGGTGCTGCAAGAGCTTGCTTGATGGCGGTGATGGCGGTTGCGTACTTGGCACGAATGTCCTTGTCGAATTCCAGCCCGTATTTTTTAAAGTCAATGCCGTAACCTTCCTCAAGTTCATGGGCCATTTCCAACGCCTCCAGCGCCAGCTTCAATGCTTCGTCTTTCATAGTGGAGCCTCCTCATGGTTATCTGGGTTGAACTTAGGGACTCGCTTGCCCGTGTCTTTAGGGTTTGGGAATGGTGGGAACGGCCATGTCATGGTGTCACCGCCTTCATTTCCCAACCGAGTTGAAAGTAAGACCAGCGCATCTGGAGTGATGGCACGCTGTACTTGCCGTTCGTGTTCATATTGAAGTCGGTATGCCCCTTGGAGCGCATCAGGGCTTCAAATACTGTTTGTGCTTGTGTCATGGCTTCCTCGCTCTCAACATCTCTGCACGGCAGTCGTTCCAACCTGCTGCATATGCGGGGTTCTCATCCTTTGGGTTAAGAACATCTGGCACAACAGGCTCTGGCACGTAGACCTCCCGAAATTCTTTTTTGGGAACGCACCCGTGCTTGGTGCAGTGCGCTACGGTTTCGCATTCGTCGCATAGTTTGGTCATGATTGCTCCTCAGTCGCCTTGTGCAGATAGGCCGTCAGGCGCTTGATTTGGGCCTCCCGGTACTTGCACATGCTGTCAGCGTATTCACGCGCTGTCTGGGCTTCCAGCAGCCTGCGCTTGCTGTCTTCCAACTCACGCAGCGCCAATGATTCAGCACTTGGGGTGATGTAGGCGTTCTTTACCCAGTTAACAAGTTCTCGGATCATTTGGCGGCTCCTTGGTGGCGTGTCTCTAATTCAATCAGCAACTCAATGTAGTGCTTGGCCTTCTCAAGGTCAGCAATGCCGTTCTTCTTGCGCCAGCGTGAGATGTACTTGACCACGTTGCCCTCAAAATAACCCAGTGCGTTGGCGTGGATGTACTCAACTGGTTGGATCGGTAGATCCTTGTAGTGGTTGCCAGCGACCTGCTTGTCCAACGCATTGAACGCCTCTTCTTCTTCCATCTTGATTGATAAATCATTCATGTGTTTGCTCCTATGTTTGGTTGACACGCATACAGTCTAGCATATTGCTAGAACGGAATGCAATCCCATGCCCAATGCTCACAGTCCACGGGGCCATGCAGCCACTCAGCAGGCGGCCTGGCATCAAACTTCTGGCATACGTTGCCAGATTGCAAATGCTCACAGCGCAAGCAAGTGACTTGGATGGACTCAATGTCCTTCAGTTGCTTCTTCAAGTGCGTTTTGATTGCGTTCAGTTCGACTAAATTCATATTCTTTGACCTCTGTAAATTTTCCGTTCTTGCGGGTGGCAATGCGGGTGGGTGTTTTCAGCGTGTAGCCGGTGTCCAGCAATTCTTCCGTAGTGGTTTGGCATCCATTGCGTTGGTCGCACCAGTTCAGCGCCTTGCTTCTTGCAAAGCCACCGTGATCCAAGCAAACCCACTCACTGGCGCAGCGAAGCAGGCCATCGTAATAATCCACTCGCACGCTGTCGGGCTTGCCGGGCTTGCGGTGCAGCTTGTACTCAACCCTGGTGACATCGTGCCAAGTGTTCACGGCTTGCTGTTGCGCTGACAGCAGTGCAGCGTAAGACAGCTTGGCATCTATCGGCTTTGCCACCTCTGGCTCTTTGATCGTGCCACCACAGGCAGCGCACACCAGTGCTGCCGGTGCGTTGCGCTCACCGCACTCTGGGCAGATGCAAAACGGTGCAGACTGGTCGCCAGTTCTCTTGCCACGGCTTTTGCCCTTGATGATGTCAACAGGACCAAGGCGCTCAACGGTGTCGGTAAAGTCCAGCACCAGGCAATCTTCCTTGCCATCAGCAATGCGTGTGCCTCTGCCCATGCCTTGCACATACAGCACTGGCGACTTGGTTGGCCGGCACCAGATGATGCAGTCAACGTCAGGCACATCAAAGCCAGTGGACAGCGCCAGCACAGTCACCAAGCAATGGATCTGGTGCGCCTTAAAGTCACGAATCAAGTCTTCACGTTCTTGTGCTGGTGTCTCGCCACAAACTACGGCGCTGACAATGCCTCGCTCGTTCAGCTTGTCTGACAGGCTTTCAGCGTTGGCGACACTTGGTGTGAAGGCAATCCATTTGCGGCGATGCTGGGCCATTACAACGGCTTCTTGGGCCACTTGCAGCAAATAGCTGTCCACCACCTCAGACAGTTCGCCAATCTTGTAGTCACCATTGGAGATACCCACTTGGCTGGCGTCAATCTTGGTGACCATCTGCACCGGCGGTGGCACCAGTGGCGACAGAAACTTCTGGTCCAGCAACTCACGCATGGTGACGTTGGACGCAATGCCGGTAAATAGCGGCTCATCGCCATCGGTCAGCCATACCTGGTTGCCTCTGAACGGTGTGGCCGTCATGCCCACCGTGCGAAACTGGCAGATCTCTCCCAGCTTGGACAGGAACGTGCGGTACATGCCAGCGTCAGACGCCTTGGTGCTGACAAGGTGCGCCTCGTCAATGATCACCACCTTGATGTCCCCCAGCAGGTGCGCTGACTTGTGGATGCTGCCAATGGTGGCAACAATCACGTCAGCGTGGTGCTGCTTCTTGCCCAAGCTGGCGCTAACAAAACCCACATGGATGTTGTCAGGCAGCAGCGCCTGCAACTTGGCTGCGTTCTGCTCGGCCAACTCCTTGCTGGGGACCAGCACCACCGTGCGTGGCCGGTACTCAGGCCACTGGTCCCACATCTGGCGCACGATCTCGGCGCAGATCACCGACTTGCCAGAGCCAGTGGGCAGCACCAGTAAGGGGATCTCTTCATGGCTTTGGTGCTTGGTCCACCAATCAAACAGGTCGCTGATCGTGCGGTTTTGATATTCACGAAGCTGCATTTTGGCGCTCCTTGATCATCTGATCGGCCAACTTCAAGGCTTGTTTGACAGCGGTTAAACGATCACCGTTGGCAAGCAAACCAGTGAGCGCAGCAGCGGCGAAATAGTCACGCAGGGTAATGTCTTGGATGGGTGGCGGGGTGTTCATACAAATCGACCTCCATGTTTAAGCCGCAGATCAAGGGCAAATTCATCAACTAACGCTGTCTTGTCATTGCAAGCGTGAATCTCAGCGCTGCTGATGTGCGTTGGATGGTTGGCCGGCGTGCCGTTGACAAACCTTTTGCCATCCATCTCGTACACCACACCACCGTCCACCATGTCCACTGGCGTGGCGCTCTTGGACAGCAAGATCGGAATGTATCGGTGCGAGTCACAGCCGGTGCGCTGAATGTCAACAGGCAAATCGGCTTTGTGCTCGGCACAAGACCAGCGTGCATTGCCATCCATCTCTGGCGTAGCGTGGGCGCATGACCGGCAGGTGGGCGCTGGCACATCAGTGCCGTGGCAGATGCTGTGGTAATCGCAGAACTTGCACTCGTACCAAGACGGGTCTTGGCTGATCCCCACCGGCGGCTCTGTGGCCGTGATCACCGCCACGGCTTTTTCAATGATGGCCTTGGCTTCGTCCTTGTCAAACTCAAGGCGCTCAGTGTAGATGTCATCATCGTTCTTGTTGACCACAATGTAGATGGCGCGTGAGCAGCCGTTCTCACCGTACAGGTCAATGCTCCACTTCATGTACATTTGCATCTGCGCGTAGTGTTCGGGCTTGGCCTTTTTTACTCCAGACTTTTGCATTTCCTTGAACATCTTGTCTGATGCTGTCTTGATCTCCAGCACATGCGGAGACTTCGGCGCTTGCGGCAAGCCAGTCACAATGCCATCAGCATTGCCCTTGAAATGGTTACCACTGGTTGGCTCTGTGAACGACCACTGCTTGCCAGTCGATGGGTCCATGTCATACACAGTGCAGCCAATCGCAGCCAGGTCAGCGTAGATGCGCGGCTCTTGCAGGTGACCCGTTTGGAACACTCGATACAAGCGGTTAGAGAACTCGGCAGGCGGTGACCACCGAAAGCTGTACCAGTGCTGACGCAAGCAAGGCTTGCCAATGGCACTAGCACCAAGATAGGGGCGCTGTGACTCGGCGCCATACTTTGCCTTGTAACTGGCAAAGATGGCATCGGCCACAGGGTCCACAACAGATTGTGGAAGTGCGGCCATGATTTACTTCTTGGCCCAGGCTGGTGCGCTTGGCTTGGCTTGTGCTTCTTCGGCCTGCGCCACAAAGGCTGGTGCAGCCGGACGGATACCACCAGCGGCTTCGTAGCCCTTGATGTTGTTGCTGGCCTGGTACTCACCCTTGGCCTCACGCACCACCACCTTGATGCTGACCGGCTTCATGTGCAGGGCAGCAGTGTCTTGCAGCTTGATCACGTTCACAGCGTGGCACAGTGCAGACAATTGCGACTGGGCAATGCGCTG